TCGCAATTAACGTCATTAGACTTCTTTGAGATCAAAGAATCCATTAGATCTTATCTCAGAACTAGGAAAGAGTTCTCTGATTACGATTTTGAGGGAAGTTCTGCGTCATATTTGATTGACATTCTTGCGTATAACACATATTACACAGCATTTAACGCTAATATGGCGTTAAACGAAGCATTTTTAGAGACTGCAACGGTCAGAGACAACATTGTAAGGATCGCAAAGCAGTTAAATTACACTCCTAGGTCAATTAAAGCACCTAGAGCATGCGTAAAACTCCTTGCACAGACTAGTGTTGGACTAAGTGGGACTAGTTTTCCAGAATTTGCTACTCTAAGGAAGGGTGATGTCTTTGTTGCAGACAATGATTTTGATTCTTATACCTTTGCATTGACTCAAGACATCCAAGTGCCTGTAGATAGTGGCACAGGATTGGCAACTTTTGATAATGTACTAGTATATCAGGGTAATTTACTCACTTATAACTATACAGTTGACTATACAAAGCGTCAAGACTTCATTATTCCCGATGAAAAGGTAGATACAGGTCTTTTAACAGTAGATATTTCTCCAACTGAGCAATCTTCAGAGACAGATACCTATAGTCCAGCAGCAAATGTCACAAATGCTGACGGAACTTCCAGAATTTACTATTTGGAAGAGACTGATGACATGAGATACCGTCTTGTTTTCGGAGATGGGTCAATTGGACGTAAATTAATCGATGGTGAGTACATAAGAATCACATATGTGTCTACAGATGGGGTTGAAGCTAATGGTGCTAAGGGATTTAACTTCATTGGGACTGTAAGAGACAGTGATTTACGTGTTGTTAACCCAAATAACATTGCATTAACAACAAAAGACGCTGCTCAAGACGGTGAAGACCGTGAAACATCACTCTCAGTCAAGTTTAGGGCACCTAGATCGTATGCAACTCAGAATAGAGCAGTCACAGAGAATGATTTTGAGCATATAGTCTCTGAAATCTACCCTCAAGCAGCATCAGTGACTGCTTTTGGTGGTGAAAAGTTAAATCCACCTGTTTATGGTAAAGTTTACGTTGCAATCCGTCCAAAAACAGGATCAAAACTTAATGCAACGACAAAACAGAAGATTAAGAAGGACTTATTGAAGTATTCAGTTGCTTCAATCGATCCTGTGATCATTGACCCAACTATTTTCTATGTTTTACCTAAATCTTACGTTTATTACAACGGAAATGACACTGCATTGACTGGAGCACAACTTGGTACTAAGATTTTACAAGGAATTGACGCATTTAACAAAGCTGGACAAACAAATAGGTTTGGTGGACGTATTGACGGATCCAAATTTGGGTCAATGGTTGATAATGCTGATAATGCGATTTCTGGTAACGTTACACAGATGACTTTAGGTCAAAATCTTGACCAATTCACCTTTGGAAACGTATTTACCCAATGTTTAGACTTTGGTAACCCACTTTATGACCCAAATCAGTATTCTGGGTCTCCAGACGGTGATGATACTAATGGTGATGGTGATGATGGAGATGGAACTGGTAATAAGTGTAAACCTTCCTTCTCTGTAGTCAAATCTGGCACATTTTATGCTACTGGTTATACTGAAGATCTTGTAAACCTCACTTTGAGTGATGGAACAACTTCAGCACAGATAGCAACTCCTGGAATTAGCACAACTGCTAATAATCAGGTTTTGGTTCCTGTAAATATAAGAGATGATGGTCGTGGAAACCTAATTCTAGTGACTACAAGGGATGAGACTGAATTAACTCTCAATCCTTCAGTAGGAAGTGTAAATTATGGCACTGGTCAAGTCTGTGTTGGTCCTGTAGCGATACAAGGCACTCCAGATGACACTACAAGGTTGCCTATCCAAGTTTTACCTGCTGGTGGATCAATTGCAGTACCACCTGGAGTAGATCCTACAATATTCAACCCACAAGTCAATCCTATTGACTATACAATCAACGATGTGGCAATCCCCACCTTCGATCCGAATAACTTTAATGGTTATAATTACGGTGACACTAGTGGCATAAATATCATTGATTATCCAACGGATACATTCACATATCCAGTCAGCGAATCCTGTTTCTAAGATAGATGCCGATTACAAAGAATATCAACGTCTCTGATAGAGTCGAGAATCAGTTACCCGAGTTCATTCGTCAAGAAGATAGACAGTTAGTCAATTTCTTGTTTGAATACTATAAGTCTCAGGAAAAAACAGGTCGTCCTTATGATATACTTAATAATTTACTAAGATACCTTGATCTTGACAGCTATACCTCTGAGCAATTAGATAGTGAAACTAACCTGCTCAAGGATATTGGTCTGTACGATGAAAAGATTGAAATTGAGGGTATAGATGGATTCCAGGAGCAAAATGGCTCCATAATGATTGATAATGAAGTAATCTACTATGAAAAGGTTACTCGTGGTCCTGATGTTATCATTACTCCAGGTTTATCGTATCCACAATTTAATAAGAAGAAGCAACAGCTAGAAAATCCCTTTACACTGTTTGATGGAGTCCAAAATACCTTTGCATTATCATTTTTAGGCACTCCAGTCGCTCCTCCTTCGGCAGAGCACTTAATTGTGACTGCTTACAACACAACGATGGTACCAAACGTAGATTACTACGTTGAAGGTCTTAATTTACGTTTTCAGGAGCCTCCAAGAGATCAAATTGGATCTGATGACTCAGAATTCACTTCTGTCACTTATTTGGTTGGATATTCGGATCAAACGATCAAAACATGTGATGCTATCCCTTATCAAGAGTGGCAAAACACAAAATATTATCCATTAAGGATTAATACACAATCTTACACTCCAACTTCCGAAATTGGACTTATAATTAACAAAAATGGTCGTTTACAAGAACCATATACTGATTTTACCGTTTTTGAAGATAAAGTCGTTTTCAAAAATGAAATTGGAGCTGCTGATCAGATTCATATTCGTTCTGTTGAATATATTCCTCCTAGTTACGGTTCAGGAGCAACAGCAATTGCTAAGGTTGCTGATGATGGCACAATTACCAGTTTAATTCCTAAAAATGGTGGATCTAAGTATAGATTAGATTTTGCACCTAAAGTTACCATTACAAGTAACACTGGTGCTAATTCTACTGCAAGATCTCTAATTGGTGGTATTAAAGACATCAATTTGATTGATGGAGGTCAATCCCTATTGTTGCTTCACCAAGCAATCCTAACGGTACACCAGCAAAAATAAGTCTTACAGTCAATGATGTGACTGGAAAGGTCGATTCTGTCACTATTACTGATAGTGGAAGTGGATATGACTTTATTCCTGCTATATCATTCAAGAATCCAGGTGGAGCAACTATTTCACCTCCTACTATTGATGGTGAAGGTAGAATTAACATAGGTACCATTACCGTTGATACAATGGGTAGTGGTTACAGTAATGCACCTGTAGTTTACATAGATGAGGCTCCAATTGGCGGTATTAATGCTAGTGCGATATCCAAGATCAACCAAGATGGTCAGGTCTACGAAGTACAAATTACCAATCGTGGTAGAGGGTATGTTACTCCTCCTCGTGTGGCAATTGTTAATCCTATCGGTGCTCAAGTCCTTGATGTCACTGTAGCATCTGGATCAGTCACAAATATCGAAATGTTGACTGGTGGACAAGGATATACCGATGCACCTTCTGTTTATATTGTAGATGACAGAAAAGACGGATATGGAGAACCAATAGGTGGTACTGGTGCTTTAGCGGAAGCAACCATCTTTAACGGTGAAATAACAGATATTAATATCACTAATTTTGGATCTGGTTACTCTACAGAGTTTCCACCCAAGATTTACATTGCTGAACCAAAAGCAGCAAGGGCATCTGTAGATGTTGGGTTTGACCAAGTTACTGGATTCTCTATCTTAGAGAATGGATCAGGATATGCCTCTAGTGCCTTCCTAGGGTGCTCCAGGGGCGTTTCAGGAGCAGTTGAGTATGATAACCTCCATAATGAGATATATGCTGGAGAAGCAGCATTAAGACAGTCAAATCACCTTGCTGGTGCTGCTGTTACTAACCTTGACTCTTTATTCATTAAAGAAGTCTTTGATAAGTTTAGAAGACAGTATCTTCCAACCTTAGACATCGATTTTGGTAAAGTTAACCCAGTACAGGTTATTAAAAACATTACTGACTTCTATATCTCAAAAGGTACGAAGTTAGCAACTCAATATCTCTTCAAAATCCTATTTGGTGAAGATGTTGACCTTTACTACCCTAAAGATGAGATTATAAGTCCATCTCATGCAACTTGGGTTGTAGACACCATTCTTAGAGCAGAATTACTAGAAGGTAATCCTGCAAACCTAATAGATTCTGAAATTAACCAATATGCAGATGAAGTAGACGGAAATGTTGCAGATGCGTCTGCATTGATCGAAAACGTCATTACTATCATTGAAGGTACTGATACAATCTACGAATTGGCAATATCTGAAGAAACCTTAGTTGGTAACTTCATTATTCCTTACAAAACTCGTCTTGTTGAGCCTCTTAGCACTACTGGGCAGATAATTACGGTTGACAGTACAATTGGATGGCCTGAGAGAAATGGTACTATTAGAATCAATGATGTAGAGCAAGTCCAGTATAAGGAGAAGTCCCTTAACCAGTTCATAGAGTGTACACGGTCTAAGAATGGAATCGTCGAAGATTGGGATCCTGGTACTATAGTCCAGTCTGATATTTTCGTATATGTCAACAAAGACACTGCAACGGAATGTAAGTTAAGGATTTTAGGTATTGCTGAAGCAGGTACCACAGTACTAGACGATACTGGTAGTTACTACCTTGGTGGAGATAAATTGAAGGTTGCAAACCTTGGATCGACTGCTGAGGAGTTAAGACTCCAATCTTGGTTATATAACGTCAAGAAACTGATTCAGGTTACTACTATCACTCCTGGTGGTGTTAATAACCAGACTGCTACTGTACTTTGCAGTAACCCACATGGTCTACTAGTATCTGATCAGGTTACGATATATGGTGCTAACCCTGTTGTATACAACGGTACATTTACTGTAACATCAAGAATTGACCAATTCCAATTCTCATATCAGATTAACACACCAACTGAGATTATACCTGAAGGAAACATCTTATTATCAGTTGACCTTAATAGAGGTAAGTCTGACGTAACTTCTATCAACAGTGTTGTTAGTGAGTTTACCACAAACATCCAAAACTCATTCTTTAATGACCAATATGTTTATGTTGCTGCATCTGGTCTACCAAACTATAAGATAGGTCCATTTACAGGATCTGCTCTAATTCCAGGAAACCAAAGAAAGTTACTTAGATTTCCAAGACTAGTCCAAACTATATCTGAAAGAAAGACAATTGACCCAGGAACACCAATTGGTGCTTGGGTAAACGGTGTTTCTATCTGGTCTTACAAATCTAGAGAATTTATCCAGTATGGACCTCTTACTAGCATTGCAG